TATAGAACGACCTTGACCAATTTCAATGACCAATTTTTTCCATAATTTCTTACATTGAATATTATAATTATTATCATAAGATTCAAAAGATTCAATTCTACTCAATGACTTTGTGCTATAAACTTTTGGTACAGATTTTTTAGGTGGATTAACAAATTGACCACCAAACCAGATACCAGAACTCCAACCAATAGGAGTAGATTTATTATCACAAATTCTAGAAGTAGAAGTAGATTTTTTAAACATACTTACCACCTTCAAAAAAAAGTTATACCCCCATTATAGCGATTTAAAAACCTTTGTCAATAGGTACTTATCCACAGCCTGTGGATAACTTTTTAGAACAAACATGGAACAAACCATGAACAAACCTTGCGTTTGAGGGAAGGTATCACTAGGTACTTACCCCCTGTTGATACTCTATACATACCCCAAACCTTCCCCCAACTGTTCGCTATTTGTTCCTATTGATACTCATTAAGAGAACAAAACCAGAACATCAAAAAATATGGGTGATACGGGTAGGGGGGTGGGTGACAATCGAGGTGGGGGAGGGAAGAAAAATGGCGTAGGACACTACACACATATCCAGCTCAAAAAATTTTAGCAAAAATTTAGACCTAGTTTTAGATTCGCGGAGTGCCCCCTTGGTTTGCCGTGACTATTTTTGAAAATGAAGGGGGAAGGTTAGCACTTTATAGGTGGTATGTATGTGTGTGATAGTGCTTTAAAGTACCTTCCCCTCTTACAGGAGACGCATAGCGCGGGGCTATGCAATTTTTATTATACATGAAACAGACTTGTATTACAATGCCTTTTGCGATATAATCTTATTATGGCAAAAGGCGACAAATTAACTGCACAACAAGAACAGTTCTGCTTAGAGTTCATTAAAGATCTCAACGCAGTTCGCGCTGCCATACGTGCGGGATATGGAGAGCAACATGCAAAGAAGAATGCTTGGCAAATCATACGGAATCCTGCTGTGGCCGAGAGAATCTCAGAACTCAAGGCTGATCAAACAAAGCGTACTAAAATTGAAGCGGATGATATATTGCGCCGCCTAGTACGTATCGCTGAAAAGACTGAGCAGGAGGGCGATTATCAAGCGGCTATCCGCTCCCTTGAACTTTTAGGTAAGCATCAGGCTATGTGGACTGATAAGAATCTTACTGAAATGGAAGTTAGAAATGCTTTCGCTACAGGAAATTCTGAGGAAGATATTGCGCGTGATGTAGAGCGTCTTAAAAAGATTGCTACGCCGCATTTAAAAATAGTTAAAAAAGAAAGTGTACACTAATGGCTATCAAACAAGTTAAATCACATCCAGTGAATGGACCATATGAGTCTGAAGTTTATACTTCCAGTGCGAAACAAGGAAAGAATAATACCTTTACTTGGACTACTAAATCTAAAAAAGTAGCTCGCAACTTTGGTGGGTATAATACTAATCTACCTCTTGGATATACTCATCCAGATGGTAAAGAAATTAAAAAATCATAGGAGACAATATGTATAAGAACATGCCGAAGGCTGTGAAAAAATCTGTAAAGAAATCACAGAAAAAAGCTAAGAAGAAAAATGTCAAGAAAATTAAAAAATCTTCTGGATATTAATGCACAAAGAAATAAAAAAAGTTATTAAAGGTCTTAACAAGGCGTCTAAGACTCATGCGGGTCAAGCTAAAACTTTGACTAAAATACATAAGAAACTTAAAGCTAAGAAGAAATCAACAAAGAAGGTTAAGATGGACAAGTCTAAACCTGCTTGGATGAGGAATAGATAATGGCAGATAAACCGTTAGAATTAAATATAAACATGTATGATCTGGCAGTCAAAGAATATAAAAAATTATTGGCAAACAAAGATAAACTTGTTGGACAAAAATCTGATGATGGGCGTAATCAATTTCAAATTAAATTAAATAAATTAAAAAAAGATATTAAAAGAACATCAGGCGGAGCATTTAAATGGAGTGATGTTAAAAATGATACGTTAAAGCAAGAACGTGAAGGTAAGTTTGATAGAGGCGCTGAAGGTAAAAAGAAAAATAAACTTCGTAAAAAATTATTTAAAGATGTAGATTTTTCTAAAGGTAGACATAAAGATTCTGATGTTGATAAAAGTTATGAAAGAAATATGGCAGATGAAGATCAAGATATGTTAGTTGAACAAATACAAAAACACACAGGAACATATAAAAAGAAATCTAAAAAAGGACCGAATGGTGGAAGTAGATAGTGTCAAAATACAAAAAAGAATATACTAATCCAGAGGATGCGGCCAGAGATTTATTAACAATAGGTGGGGCAGCAATGATTAATAAAGCTACGCAAGGAATTCAAAAAAAGGCTGGTGAATGGGTAGAAGCTACTCCAGGAGTTAGTCAGGTTTTTCAAAAAGCTAAAGAACTAAAGAAAAAAGGATTTTCAGCTAGTATTGACCCCAAAGGCAAATTAACGATAGGATTTAAAAAAGAGTGGTAAGAGTAAACTTAACAGGAGATATAAGTATGGTATTACACCCAATGTTAGACTTATACGATCCAAGCAAACCAATTGAAGATATTTATCGCCAGTTAGTTGTTTGGGGAGATCAAGCATATGTCTGCTACCTTAACGACTGAAGATAGAAACGCCGCCACTAGATTAGCAATACAATCAGCGCGGAAAGATTTGTTAGCATTTATTATGTTAATGAATCCTTCATTTAGTGTAGGGCCACATCACAGAGTATTATGTGATGAGTTAATGAGAATAGAATCTGGTGAAGCAGATAGACTTATGGTCTTTGTAGCTCCACGTTCTAGTAAATCATTAATTACATCTACATACTTTCCAGCGTGGGCGCTCGGGCGTAATCCGTATTGGCAAGAAATTGCAGTATCACATAGTGATGATCTAGCTACAAGGTTTGGTCGGGCTATTCGTGACATCATAAACACAGAACAATATGGTTCTATATTTCCTAAAATAAATATTCGTAAAGATAATAGATCAGCTAATAGCTGGGGTTTACAACATAAAGGAAAAGAAGCAGGTTCTTTTCTAGCAGCTGGTTCAGGATCAGGTATTGCTGGTTTTGGTGCACATCTAGCTATTATTGATGACCCTATATCAGAGCAAGATGCTTATTCTAAAGCGCGAAGGGAGGCACTCAATGAGTGGTACTCTTCTGGTTTGCGTACAAGGTTAATGCCTGGCGGAAAAGTAGTGCTAGTTATGACAAGATGGCATGAAAATGACTTGGCGGGACATCTGTTATCCTTAGAAGATGACAGTCCTATGGCAGATGAATGGGAAGTAGTTCGTATTCCTGCCCTAAATACTACAGAATCTTTAGAAAAATTAGAAAAAGCTAGAGAAAGTCTAGTATCTCAGGGATATTTGTCCCAAGATTATACTAAATTAAAGCTCGGAAGTTCGTTTTGGCCTGCATCAGACCACAAAGATGGGTTTCATTGGTCTACTGAAGAGATAATACGTACAAAAAACAACACACCTTCCTTTAAGTTTGACGCATTGTACGGTCAAAGTCCTACAAATGAGGAAGGAAACATAATAAAACTAGAATGGTGGCAGAATTGGGACAATCCTTCTCCACCTGAGTGTGAATATATCATACAATCATGGGATACTGCGTTTTCAACTAAGACATCTGCGGATTATTCAGCATGTACAACGTGGGGTGTCTTTAAATCAGGCCTCGATATGCCTAATTTAGTACTATTAGGGGCAGAACGTGGTAGATGGGACTATCCTACACTTAGAACTAAGGCAGTTAGTAAATATGAAGAGCATAAACCAGATTCAATACTAATTGAGAAGAAGGCATCAGGTCAATCTTTGATACAAGACCTACGTATGACAGGATTACCTATATTTGAGTTTCAACCAGACAGAGATAAAGTAGCAAGAGCTTATGCTATTACATCATTATTCCATAACGGCAGAATATATGCCCCCTTTAAGAAGGATTGGGCTATGGATGTTATAGATGAAGCTAGAACTTTCCCAACAGGTAGTCATGATGACTACATGGATACAGTATCACAAGCTTTATTGTGGATGAGGAATGGTGGATATGTTAGTCATGGTGCAGATACATGGCTTGACAAAAGAGAAAAAGAGATTTATAATAAGGAGAGTAGTAGACGTTATTATATTTAAAGGGGATATATGGCAATTGAAAAACAAATAGGATTATTTGAGGAAGAAGAAATATCTACACCTATTCCAACTGATGAAGACATTTCACAAATGGAAGATGGTGGTGTAGAAGTAACATTAACTGATCAGCAAGAGATTGATGAAGCAGAAGCTATGGGTCTTTTCGATGAAGAGAACTTAATAGATGAAGGAGCATTTGATGCAAACTTAGCTGAGTTAATGAGTGAAGAAGATTTACAATCTGTCGCTAATGATTTAGATGAAGGATACCAACGTGATAAAGATTCACGCTCAGAGTATGATGAAATAGCAGAAGATGGAATTACATTACTAGGATTACAATATGATGATTCAGCAGGAGCATTTCCAGGATCTGCAGGAGTTACTCATCCAGTATTAGCGCAAGCAGTAGTAAAGTTTCAAGCAAAAGCTTACAAAGAATTATTTCCCACAGAAGGACCTGTGCGTACCAGAATTATGGGAACACAGACTCAACAAAAATTAGAACAAGCGAATCGTGTAAGACAATTCTTAAATTGGCAAACACAATTTCAAATGCCAGAATATGGGCCTGAGTTAGATAAGTTATTATTTAATGTTGCATTATATGGAACATCATTTAAAAAAACTTTTTGGGACCCATCATTACAAAGACCAGTTACAGAATTTATTAAGTCTTCAGATTTTTATGTAGACTACTATGCTACTAACTTAGAAAGTGCAGAACGTTATACACATAAATATTTATTATCTAAAAACGAAATTAAAAAAATGCAACTAATAGGCATGTTTAGAGATATAGATATTAGTACAGATTATGATATAGAAGAATCAGGAGCACAAGAATTAGAAAATGAAATTGTAGGAGTAAGTAAACCTACAGATAATGATGAATACGTAAGCATTTTAGAAATGCACGTTAATATAGATTTACCAGGCTTTGAAGATCAAGACGAATTAAAACTTCCATACATTGTTCATATGACTGAGGACGGTCAAAAAGTTTTATGTATAAGAAGAAACTGGGATGAACAAGATCCGTTAAAGAAAAAGAAAATGTTCTTTACACATTTTACAATGATTCCAGGTTTAGGTTTTTATGGTTATGGTTATATACATTTAATTGGTGGATTAACAAAAACAGCTACCTCCTCTATGCGTCAATTATTAGATGCAGGTACCTTTGCGAACTTGCCAGGTGGGTTCAAGGCACACGGTCTTCGTGTCCTTGCACCTGACGAGCCAATTGCACCAGGAGAGTTTAGAGAAGTTAATGCACCTGCTGGTGATTTAAGCAAGTCATTACAAATACTTCCGTTTAAAGAACCATCGTCTACATTATTCAACTTGATGGATTACGCATCAAAGCTTGCATCCCAATTTGCAGATTCTACTGACAATGTAGTAGATAATGCAACAAACTATGGGCCAGTCGGAACGACTATGGCTCTACTCGAGCAGTCTTCAAAACTGTTCAATGCTGTGCATAAGCGTCTCC